GCCTCGCGGCGGCCCCCTGGGGATTAAAATGATCCCCGTGGGTCTATCGAAGCCCTAATTAAGGCGGCGTTAGACGCAGGTTTATTATCTAGGTTTTCCTTCCTAGAGGCCTGTCACGTTTACTCGCCGTTTCACAACGATGAGTATACGTATCCGAACCAAGTTAGTTGATCCTTCTCTACCCGGGTCTTTAAAGACAACGGTCTTCGCCACCGGTTACCCTAATAATGTAACCGATGTGCCAATTGACGTCTATGGTGAGAAAATCTCCGAGTTTAGCTCGGACACAGTAACACCAAACTGGCGTCAGTTGATGAAGGATGGTATTATCATTAATAATGACTGTACCATAATCCGCGGTAAGTTAAGCCCCAAGGTTGCTCCCTTCTCCGACGAAAATCGCGCCACGAACTTGAGCTCTGGTTCCACTAGTGGAATCAGTCACTCGAGGACGGTTTGGTCTTATAGAGGTTGGGAACCCGGAATCGGTGTTCCCCTCATCCATAAGATCGGCGCTATTGACTACGGGGTCGAGGCATTAGTTCACTACCCTCCCAAGCAGGACTTGCGTCTTGCAGGGAACGCGGTTCTAATGTCTGCATATGCAGAAGCAGCTAGTTCCTCAGCCTTGGCTTTGGTCTCGCTGGCGGAAGCCAGAAAGACCTTAGCCTCGGCGGACCGTCTACGGACTCTTGTCCCTCGCTTTCGCGAGTGGTTAAAGAGTAATCCTTTACGGTCGGGACGCATGCGCCGCATAACGCGGGACACTGCGTCTCAGTGGCTAGAATATCGATACGGTTTCATGCAACTCTATTACGACTTTCAGTCGTACAGCGAAGTATGGAAACGGATTGGTAGGACAGGGAGAGTTCGTTTCGCAAAGGTGAATTCTTTATCGAATTCGTCTGTATCGGACGCCGCCTGGTTTGAAGACCCGTATTCTACGGGTCGCCGGGCAAGCGCCAAGTACAGGACTGATGTGATTCGAGCTGGTCTACTCGTCAGTCCACGACCGAATTGGCAAAATGCCCTTTCGGAATTGGGGCTAAATGCCCCGTTTCAGACGATATGGGAATTAATTCCCATGTCGTTTATCGTAGACTGGTTCGTTAACATGTCCACGTTGATGGCTGCCTTTGATGGCATCATCTTCAGGGACGTGTTGGCGTCTTGGATCAGTAGGTCGTCTCGCCTTTCCGGACAATTTCACTTCTTTTACGAAGGGAAAACGTTCGATCAGGGCGGCTATCGCTATACCGGTTCATTTGAACCGGAGCTTTGGTCGCAAACCGAGATGATAACTGAGTATGTTCGGACAGCCAATCCTAAGCCGGTGTTCCTCCCCGAGGTGAGATTAAATCTCAACTGGAAGAAGTTCGCCGACTTAGCAAGTCTCCTTCGCCAACTACCCAAGTGGTAGAAGGTGAGAGGGAGATCCGCTTCGTAGTAATACGGGGCAAAAGCAAAAGGTTACAACTATGCAACCCAATACCATCACCCTAGCGGTAGATGTCGCTAACAATGCTACTCCTGTGAATCAGGAGTATGTACGCAACGAGGAGACCATAAACCGGTCCACTTATCGTGGTCCGGGCGGTACTCTTCAATCACGGAACATCATGCAGTTCTACCGCACCGCGCCAAAGCGCTCCGGAGATTATCTCGGGAGTGCCAAGGTTACGGTGAAGTTCACTGTAGATGTTTCTGTCCCAAATGCCAGCGGGTCTGGAGAAGTCGTTTCCCCCCAAATAGGGGAGATTAATCTATCCATTCCCGTCGGTACCACGGCGGTCGAGATGCTTGCCCTGCGGCAGCATCTCATCGCGGTCTTAGACCGCGATGATTTGATGGGACCACTAAGTGAATACCTGGACATCTAAGCCCAAGTCTCACCGTGGAACTCATCGGAAAAGCCCGAAAAGGGCAAAACCGTCGTTCAAGATGTCTGAGACTTCCTCGAGATTTCTCTTGGAAGTTGTTGGACCTCTTGTTTGGGGCATTGCGCTCAGAAGTGCCGGAAGAGTTTGGGATTGGCTTTCAAAACGTCCTTCGTAAGAGGGACGCGTTGGGCTATCACAACCTCGGGGCGCGGTGGGGTTTACAGTGTATGTCCCCACCGCCAGCTGTTTACTCGCCACGAAAAGTGGCTTGCATTCAGCTCCTTCTGTCGCTTGCGAGAAAAGAACCCTCCCTGGAAGTCCGTTCGCCTTCCGAAAGGAAGGCAGACTGTATCCAGGGGATCCTCCGTGAGGAGGAGCTCCTGTGGGATCGAAAGATTCCACTTGAGTCGGTTCTGTCTTTGGCTAAGGCCTACTGTCAAGATCTTCTTGGTAGTTGTCCTGAAACCGACGATATCGCAATGGGTGTGAAGCATGGTCCAGGCGTAGCGATTGGCTCCACTAGGGGCTTCGAGAGTTCTTATTACAAGTTCTCTCGTTGGCCCTACCGAGTCAGTCCCCGCGCTAGGAGTCTGCTGCAAGATGTGATACGATCAGATGAGCGGTGGTTAGGAGCCCTTGAGGACTCCTATAGAACCCGGTACGGGATCGCCTTTTGGGCAATCCTTAACTGGGAGGTCTTCTGGGACAGAGTCCTAGAAGATTGTCCGTTCAATCGTATTACAACTGTACCAAAGGATGGGACGAGAGATCGTCCCATCGCAGTTGAACCTGTAGGTAGTGTCTACCTGCAGCTCGGAATCGAGCGTGTCATACGCAGTCGCTTGAAGCTGGCGGGGCTTGATCTTAACGATCAGACCCCTAACCAGCGACTCGCGAGGGAAGGTTCGTTGGACCAGACCCCTAAAGGGCCTGTTACAATTGACCTTTCCAATGCGTCGGATACGGTCTCTTGGGAGCTAGTACGGGCGGTTTTCCCGCCTGACTGGTTCTCACTGCTAGACTCCGTTAGATCCCCTTATGGGGTTCTGCCCGACGGAACTGCGCTTCGCTATGCGAAGTTCAGCTCTATGGGTAACGGAGTTACGTTTGTGTTAGAGTCTCTAGTCTTCTTCTGTTTGGCGAAATCGGTAAGTATCCGTTTTGGACACCCTGATGACGCCAGTAGAATCAGAGCCTATGGCGATGACATAGTAGTTCCCAAGTATCTTTGGGTGATATTAAAATATTACCTAGAAGCTTGGGGGTTTCATGTAAACATGAAGAAGTCGTTTACGCAAGGTCCCGTAAGGGAGTCTTGCGGATCCGACTATTACTACGGAATCAACGTACGTCCAATCTTCCTAAAGAAGATACCGGACGAGATCGACGAGCTTATCGGATTACGTAACCGCCTTCACAGGTGGTTTGTACTCCGTTTAGGCGAAGGGGTCCCCCTCTCTCTCGACTGCTTCTTTTTGAAGCATATCGAACGAGGAGAATCCCTGCCGATCGGACCTGAGAGTGATACCGAGATGGATTCGTACTGGCACTCTGTGCAAACGCACAGGATGTCGGAATTCGTCCACGTTCGGTGTTACTCGAGACAGAGCAAGAAGATCCTTGCGAAGGAGTTCTTGTTCAGGAAACTCATGCACTCTCTTCTGAGCGTCGAGCGGACCGCAAGCGGTCAATTCGATGTCATCGCTCGGAGGAGTGGTACCTTGTGTCAGTCTTGGAGAACCGTCAGTCGTTCCTTTTATAGGGACGATGACGGTAATCTACAGGACCACGCCCGGCTTCGGAGAAGCTGATTGACAAT